GGGTTAAAATAGTTGTATTCCCTGCTGCCATAGCCGGGGCCGGGATAGGAAACCTGACGGGGCGGAAGCGGCCTATACTCGGATATAGGGCTGTATTCTTCCTCTTCTTTTGGCCCCTTACCCGGTTCTTGCTGGAACAAGGGAAGAGCTAACCCGCCAAGAGCACCATACCCGCGCAAACCAACTGTCTGCCCCTCACCGAAGCCGTACTTAGCAAGTTCAGCAGGAGTAGCGTCAGGCCCAACGCCATACGAACCAGCAACGAGCCTATTAAAAACGCCCGGAGCCTGTGCTCCCGCCCCTGTTCCACTTGCCGCTAGTTCTCCGGGTAGCGCAGTATCCCCCAGCATTTTAGCCGTACCTGTGGCGTAAGAACTAGCAGTCGCCGGGGCCGCCGTAGTGACAGCAGGGGTAGCCCCCCCGCCAAGCACATTACTAACTTTATCACCAATGCCACCCAAGAACCCTTGGCCTGTCCCCGCACCCAGAGCCGTACCCAGCGAAGCACCGCCGAAAGCTCCAAGGCCAGCCATAAGTCCTTTTTCCAAGCTACCTGTAGCCAGCCCCGTGCCCGCCCCGACTAGCCCAGCAGTCATAAGGGGGGTTAACGCACCTCCAGAAATAAAGCTAAGCCCCACACCCAACAGGGTTGGCAAAATCTTGCTCAAAAACCCAGCTTCAGGAAGCCCGGTTGTAGGGTTGACTGTGAGCGTACCACCATGCGCCATAGCCAGAGCCTGCAGGCCCTTGACCTCCCCGGGGGTCATATGAATGAGGATGGAGTCTTCGCCCCGCCCCTGAGCCTGCAACTGTCTAGCTAGTTCGCGCATAAATGTGTCCTCAAGTCTAAGGAGTACTTACGGTTATAGTACCAATTTCGCCAAAACCCAACACCGGAAGCGGAGCAACCCGGGTACCCGGGGGGAACTGGGCGGATGCAAAGGTAATTCCCACAATGACCGATGGGGTAGCAGGAATAGCAGGGGTGACCCCCGGCGATGCGGTGACAGCGGGGAGATGTTCTATGGTTACATCCGTATTTGACACCCGCCACATAATTTGTATGTATTCGTTAACCTGCTCTAGGTCTACCATAATAGGTGTAACGGCAACTAAATAAGAAGGGTCTCCCGTGGATTTACGGGCGGGGATTGCAAAACGAGTATTAGAACCGGCTAGGTCAGTGCCGTTCTTACGCAACCATATATCAACGGTCTCTACGTCGTTGTTTACATTCTTTAACTGTATGCTGTAGGCAATGTTATAGACGCCCGAGTCCGCAAAAGTAATTTGCGAACTGTTGTTTATAGATATACCGTTGGGAAATTCATCCCCGTCATAAGTAACTGCGTTTGCCGTAGCCACATTTGTAGCTGTCTGGTCTGAAGAACTTGTAATTTGGTTATACGGGGTACTTAGATAGCGCCCATCTCCGTAAAAATTACCACCATAGGCATCGCCTACCGTTAAGCTTGCTATTCCAGCGGTTTCTGTGGTCAATGCAGCTATGTCGGCGTATTGCACACCTATGGTATCTGAATTTAGGTATGTGGAAGTTATGGCAAGTGCCGTAACATTCGTAGCCGTGACGTTATTAGCCTCTATCTCATCCCCGCTAAAGTTGCCACCGTAGAAGTTATCCGCACGGTAGGAATTAGCTTGGTTGGGGGTGAGTGAATCGAGCTGAGAGAAATAGTTTTCCAGCACCCGAATTAACTGCCGGATGTACTGCTGGTCGTACTGGGGCGGCGGGTTAGGAAGTGGTGCCGCTTTAAATTTCTCAAGCGCCATTAGCGGGTACCGTCTTCTCTTGCATCAAGGCGGGGGGAACCCACCTGCCACTGAACTCCAAGCGCATCGGATGAAATCTTTATAGCCATCTGGCGAGCGCGGGCTCTCACAAACACCTGCCCCGTGTACACGTCCACCGAAGTCTCAATTACCCGCTGAGAGTCCGCCGGGTCTGTCTGGTATGTGCTGCCGGGGAAGTTACGGGGACGAACCTCTATAGCGACTTCAGGTTCCGCTGCCGTGGACCCGCCAAAGTTGATGTCAGGGATGATACGGCGAGTAAGCATGAACTTATCGCCATCTCCAAGATCAAAGTCGTTAGACTGGATATACGGCTCCATAGCCACACCATCGTCATCCAAGCCATCTTCGTGGTTATAAAGATTGCCAGTAGTCGCCGGTTCCTGCGTCTGCGTATTGAATGTGGTGTTCGCCGCCTGAGGCCACTGCCGCAGCGGGGTATCAAGCCAAGCCGTGCGTTCCAGATTGCCGTAGTACCAGAGCTTCTCCAGATGATTGAAAATCACATAACGGTTGTTCCAGTTGGAGTCTGCACTGGGGTAGAACCACCAGATTTCATTCCACTGCTCGTTAGTGCCGCAAATAATCTGGTCGGCTTGGTCTAGGTTTATGTCTTGGAAGACATAATTTCTGATTGTGCAGGGTAGAGTCTCAACGCGACCAGTGTAGGCATAAAACTTATCCTGCCCCATCCAGTATGTAATGTTAGAGGCCGTAGCGCACGCGCGTGGCGAAACTATTGAGATGTTGTCCGCATATTCCTGAAGTCCAAATACATCCGTGGTACCCAAAAACTGCAGGGTGTAGAGGTGGGTGTCGGTCCAGACAAGGATTTCCTGACGAGTTGGCAGTGCTCTGACAATGCGCGATCCGCGAGACACACGCAGGAATCCAGCGGAATTAGTCGTCGTTGGTGTCCATTGGAACGGAGCATCTTGACTAGCCCAACGAATAAGAAGCGGGTCGAAGTCAGAAACCGATGTGCTGCCAAAAGGCACCGCACCGAAGGCCAACAGGTGTTTATTCTGTTGCGAAACCAAAGACTGTATGACTTGCACAGGGACTGCGTTGGCATCGTATCCTGCGGCTGTAGCAAAAACAGAAAGAAGCTGCGCATGAGTAGCAAGAGCGGTGCTAGGGTCAGTTACAGTGCCGCGCTCCCAGTAATACAACGGGCCGTTACGGATGTTAGCTACAAGATCATTGTCGAAGTTGTCCATCCACCAGTCACGTTGGGGGAGATTGACCGGGGTGGTAGAGCCAAGACCCCATGCTCCGCGTCCCCAAGTGCCAGTACCCCAACCGTAACCTGCTACTGTATAGGCATTGCCCGGTTCAATTTCTGTGCGAACCGTATACCCAACGCCGCTTACAGATGTCGTTGATGTGGCAGCCGTAGTAACGGAGAACGTAAATGTATTAGCGCCTGTTACAGTAACAGTCTGCACGCCGTTCAATTCGGCAGCGGGTACGCCACCAAGGGGCGCTGCAAATCCTGCGATAAGAACAGGTTCCCCTGTAACCAACCATGACGGAAGCGCGGTTGTCGTAGTGACTGTGACCGTTGTGGTGCTAATAGTTACCGCGAATGTGTTGGAGCCAGCGAGTGCGCTAGCAAACGGTGTAATGTCATAGAACACCCCACCGGCTTCTATGTAGAGCTTCGTATCAGTACCGAGAGACAAAAAATTATCGGTAAACGACGTTATCCAGTTCCACATTTGGCGGCACGTGCCAGAGAACGTATTGGTAGTGGACTTAAGCCAACCGCCAATTTTTTCCGGGTACCCAGAGCGAAAACGAATTTTGTCCCCGTCCCACCAGCCACCTTCACCAGAATAGTTCGTCTGGTCTCTGCTAAGGCCGGGTCTAAACTGTAGCTTTATTAAAGCCATCGGTTATGTCCACTCAAAGATAATGGTTCCGCCAGTCCCGTTAGCGCCTGTAGTAGATGTCGAACCGTTGCCGCCATTACCCGCTATAGACGCGCCAGTTCCGCCAGTTCCGCCGACATTAAGTGCCCCATCCGTCCCGTCGTTGCCGTTTGTATTTGTGGTGCCACCAGTAGCATCGCCGCCACCGCCAAAAACGCCGCCGTCTGTAGTTGAGCCCCCCTGACCGCCGCCGCCCCCGTTACCAGCTAACGAAACTGCACCAACCGCGAGCGTTCCCGTCACCGTCGAGTTACCACCACCCGATCCGTCAACCCCCACCGAAGCCCCGCTGGCTCCCCCAGCGCCTAGCGCCCCAACGGAATAAGCCAAATTCACGCCCCAGTCGCCGCTCGCTATGGCAAAAACCTTCTCTGCATAGCCGCCTTCACCGCCACCGCCGCCGCCATACTTAGGAGTGCCACTAACCCCGCCACCACCACCACCGCCGCCACCTGCGACTTTAAGGGTTAAAGACGACGCGCCTGTTGGCACAGCCTGATTAGCGGCCCCAGAAGTGTAAGTGTTCGTAACCGGGGTAAAGCTGGTACCCACTGCAAAAAACATTTGGGCTATGGTCACGTCAGACCTCCACCCGCGATAACAAAGGCGTTAGTGCCAGTGCACAAAACCGTAGCCAACCCGCGCTGAGCCAGCGTTCTATTACCCGTAGTAGCAGTTCCGGCAAGGTACATTGTGACACCACTAGCCTGCGTAAGGGTCTGAGAAGATGCGGAATTGTTATAAATAGTCACCGCCTGACCCGCACTGAACACGGAGGCAGGTACTGTAACGCCGCCCGTAGTGATCGAAACGTGCTTACCACTGTCTGTAGCTACCAGCGTATAACCCGTAGTTTGTGAGTTCTGCACGATGGTGCGGACATTACCAAGAGAGTCAGTTACTGTAGAGGAAGCGTTTACGTTGGCTGCTGTGACAGTAGAAGAAGCGTTTACGTTAGTGGATGAGACCAGCGTAGCCGAGACGTTGGTGGTAGATATATTGGCAAAGGTGGCCGTACCCGTGAATGTCGGGGCGGCAGACAACACCACAGAGCCCGTACCGGTAGAACCCGTAACGCCCGTACCGCCGTTGGCAACTGCGAGTGTACCACCAAGAGTAAGAGTACCAGTAGTTGTAACAGGGCCACCCGTTAGCGTTAGGCCAGTAGTACCGCCCGAGCCGTTGACGCTTGTTACTGTGCCGGTATTAGTAGCAGCTAGGGTAATAGAACCGTTGCCGTTAGTGACTGATATGCCGGTACCAGCGGTCAGTGTAGCTTTAGTAAGTGTATTGCCGGTGGTGTTACCGATAAGCAGCTGGCCGTTTGTAAAAGAAGTCTGTCCCGTACCGCCCGAAGCCACTGGGAGAGCCGCCCCGAGGGTCAACGAAGTCAGGTGGGTAACTGCATCCACTACGTTGGTGGCGTTGTTATAGACCCACATGGTCTTACCGGCTGGGACTGCGATACCCGTGCCGGTGGAGTTTTTAACCGTAACCGCATCCGCGCAGCCGTTATTTACGAGATAGATTTTCTCGATAGCCGGGACGATTAGGTTACGCGCCGCGCCTGTAGTGCCGGTCAGATTAAGCCGTAGGTTGCGGGCCGTCTGGGTCGAATTGGTGTCCGTCAAAGTGAGGGTCACATCACCGCTGGCAAACGTAACGTCAGCCGAACCGACGATGGCCTCCTCCAACGCAGTGCCAAGATTGGTGTTAGTAACCGCACCCCATGTCGTCGAGTTTTCACCCGTAGCCATGAGCTGGATTTTTAGATTGCTGTAGGTACTAGCCATAGCCATTCCTCATGTAGGGATTTGAACCCAAGTTACTGTATTTCCGTCGTTAATAGCTACCCACCCCGGGGTCTGCCCCGTGTCTATGAGCCCCCATACTAGCACAGAAGAAACCAAACCGCTCGCCTGAACGCCGGTAACCGCAATGGCAGCCCCCGCTTGGACGGTAATAGTGCCAAGCTGCCCAGTGCCAGACAGTCCCGTAACCGATATGGACTGCCCAAGGGAAACAGTGGCAGTACCAACCTCACCAGTGCCCGTAACACCCGTCTCAGTAACATTAGCGGCAGCCGAAACAGTTACCGTGCCTACTGCACCGGTACCCTCAACACCCGTCTCAGTAACATTAGCGGCAGCCGAAACAGTTACAGTCCCAACCCCACCTGTGCCCGTAACACCCGTCTCAGTAACATTAGCGGCAGCCGAAACAGTTACAGTCCCAACCCCACCTGTGCCCGCAACACCCGTCTCAGTAACATTAGCGGCAGCCGAAACAGTTACCGTGCCGACCCCACCTGTGCCCGTAACACCAGTGGCGTTAACAGTAACAGAGACCACTTCCGCAATCGTCATACCCATCTGGGTAATCGAAATGCTGCCAGACGTACCGCCAACAATTTCGTAAGCGTAGAGATCAGACGACGTCCCGGTGATGGTGTCGGTGGTGTTCTCAAACCACCCCGTAGTGGCTGCGGTCAGCGTCGTCGTCATGACCGCGCTGCCGGTTTGGAATAACTTTAGGGTAGCGCTCGCGGAGTAGGTATTTGCGGATAGATAGATGCGAAGCTGCGAGGTCTTGTTCGCAAAATGAATGGGCATTTCCATCTGCGCAAGCGTGCGCACGGCGAGAGTCCCTACCCGCACATCGCCGCCGATGGGAAAGTAATTTGGCGTAGCGGAAGCCGCGCGGGACTGTGGCGAAGACGTGCGGCCAAGAATGATGTTGCTCTTGGTGTTCGCGGAGTTCTTCAGCGTCACGCCCATTAAAAGGATATTGAGCGTTCCAGTTCCTGCGCCTCTAACAACCCGGAAGTTTATTAAATCCCCGTCAGCGAGAGCGTTGGACAATCCGGTAAGGCTTTGGGGTCCGTTCGTTGCCGGAGCAACTGTGATCGTCTGGATTACAGTCCCATTTACCTCGACATCAAATGTCGTGCTATAGCTTGAGCTGTTGCTATTAACATTTACCTGAACCGCCGTGAGGGTGTTGGGTCCGCGAATTTTCCACTGCGCTTGAGCGCGGGAGGAAGCAGAGCCACCATCGAACGTGCCGCCAATCGAGTAATAGTTTGTGCCCCCAGCCGTTAAAACATTCCCGCCCATATTTTGGCAGCCGTAAAAACAGCCGTTCCCGGAGGAAAATGAAACGACGCTGCTAACGATTGATGGAAGGATGCTACTGCCCGCAGTGAGGTTAGTGTTAAAGTAGTTTGCGGCGGAAACTGTGTCCGTGTTGGTCGCGTCGGTGGCGTATCCCGCATTGGAACGGGTCGCCGTCTGATTGCCGGTCGCGCCGTTGTTACGGAAACGAAGCGTATTTGTGCCTGCGGCACTCGCAATGAAGTTGAAGGATAGCTTTGAGAATGTCGCTTCTTCGGTGGCGGTATAGCGGGCTATCGACTCCGAAGAACCCACCTGAGAAGCACCGAACAAAGGCGGATAGGTGCCGAGGCTTCCACCCACCGACATCATGAGAAGGGCTTTACCACCGGTTCCAGCGGCCCCAACTGCTACGGTGCCGACCCCACCTGTGCCCGTAACACCCGTGACGCTAACAACAGTATCTTCTGCAAGCGTAACTGCGGCAGCGGTAGCAGTCGCACTACCGCTGGTCCCACCAACGAGGCCGTAATATAAAGTATCGCTGACAGCGTAATCTATGGTGTTTGTGGTGTCTTCAAACCAACCCGTGGTGGCCGCAGTAAGCGTTACGGTTATACTTGCGGTAGCGTTTTTATATATCTTATA